GCTGAAGCCCAGATGACCGATGTGATGAGGATTGAAGCCCCCCAAGTTCCGGCCTCGATGATCCAACTTAACGAGCTCTTGGGCCAAGAGCTTACGCAAATATCCGGTGTCAATGAAGAGTTGCTCGGCTCAACAACTGATAAAGACAACTCGGGCGTGCTCGAGATGCTTCGCCAAGGAGCTGGCCTCGTAACCTTACAGCCAATATTTGATAACCTCGACTTAAGCCAACGCCTTCTAGGCAAAATCCATATGCAGCTGATCCAGGCAAACTGGACTCCGGGCAAGGTATCGCGCATCATCAATGAAGAGCCAACCGATGAGTTTTATAACCGCGCTTTTTCCACATACGACGCCGTGGTTGAAGAGGCTCCGCTTACTTCGACTCAAAAGCAGCTTGCCTTGAGACAGGCTCTCTACTTGCGCGAGCTTGGTATCGAGATCCCAGTTGGGTATCTGCTTGAAAATATGCAGTTGCCTAATAAAGACAAACTCGTCGAAGAGATCACCTCGAACATGCAGCAAGCGCAACAGCAGCAGCAGAAGATGGAAGAGCTTCAAATGCAGCAGCTCATGGTCGAAAATGAGACTAAAATCAGCTATGCAGAAGGGCAACGCGCATTGGCAGCAGAGCGCTTAAATAAAGTAAACCTCGATGCTGCGTTATCAGCAGAGCGAATCCAGCGGGCAGAAGAAGACAAAACCGGCGCGTTCTTAAATCTCGCTAAGGCCTTAAAAGAGCTAGAAGGCATGGAGATTAGCCAAATCGCGGAGGGCTTGCAGATCAAAAGAGACATGGAGCTCCATGATCGAGAGGGCAAAGCTCACGAGCAGCAGTTGGCACAAGCTCAAGCAGAACAGCAGTTGGCAGCTCAAGAGCGAATGCAGAAAATGGCGCAAGAGCAGCAGGCTATGCAGGCTTCGCAACAGCCTTCGCAGCCTATGCAGCAGTCACAATCCAGGCCGCAGCAATCGCCACTAGGATAAGTAGAGCTAGGAAGTCCATAAGTTAGTAACTCCTTGAGTCAAAGACTCGTTGATTTCTTAAGATAGTAAATCAGGAACTCGCGATCTTTCGGAGTTCACGAGTTCCGAACTTTATACCTTGAATCTTGCGATCCTTTGATTAAACACATCATTCTCAAGCGCGAATTTAAGGCTTTCTCTTACAACGAGGTCTTGCGTTAGCCCTTTGCTCATCTCATGGTATTTTTGCCAGAGGGCTTCGGGCACTTCGGCTTTCAAATAGTGAACCCTCCCGGTTTTAGGCGGCTTTCCACTGAATAACTCTACTAGTTCAGACTCCACGGTCATTTCCTCAATTGGGGGGTTAAGATCAATTTTGGCATCTTGCTTTACTCTCGTTGGACTATCTTTTCTAGCCAATCCTAGTTCTAAAGATGCAACCTCATTTATGAATTTTAACCCCTCTTCTTCCGTATCTTTCGTCATATCATCTCTAAATTTCCTTCCTGGCAAATTATGATATTCATCATGACAATGGTGACAAAGTGTAAGAATGAAATTTCTTGGGTATTCCCAATCTCTTCTCCCTCGCAGATATACCAAGTGATGTCCAACTAGTCGATCGGGGCTCCCGCATTTTCTACAGACTCCCCCATCATTTGATCTAGCGTCAGCACGTAATTGATCCCACTTAGGATGATAGCAATCTTTTCCAGTCCATGGTTTTGCGCTAAGGTCAATTTCCATCTTCATTCTTTCCTCTCATTAAATTTATAATCTCACATCAAAAGCCTCAATCTACTAGCCGAAGCTAAATTTGCCTATACCCAAAAATTACTTTATTTTATAGAGTAGTGATTGTAAGTTAAATTATTCCTAGGAGGAACTATGGCAAAATCAGAAGGCAAAGTAAAAGGGTCGTCAGCACCGTATGGGCTGCCTACCGAGGTTTCAATTAAACCGTATCCTAAGTTGAGCTCAATTGAGTCAACACGCGATGACAGGATGAGTGGTATTGATGCCATTGATTCAGAATCGAAAGCAAAGATTCGCAAGCACTCTTCAAAGCAAAAATAACATGGTTATGTTAATGCCAGAAGGCAAGTCCAAAAGAATTCGTGACAACATCATGAGCCAGAAAGGCATTGAAAGCCCGAGCTCTGGGAAGTCCCCGAAATCCAAGAATAAAAAGGGCGAGCAGAAGCGTCCTAACAAGAAGGCGTCAAATTATGAAGTCAAAGAAAAAAGTATCGGCCTGTAGCGAGGTCAAAAAGCATCTCAAGGGCGATATTAGAGAGCAGAAGCATGGAATCCATGAAGATAAAGAGCTGATGAGCAAGATCAAGGCAGTAAAGAAGCTTAAATCGAAGAAAAAATAATGGGGCGCCCTATGTCAGATGATTTTGACTCAAAATATGATTACAATCGGTTTGGGTCGAAAGCCAAGCGAGTAGGGCAAGCCATTTTAGACATCAATGCAAACTCTCAAGATCGGCAGAGCGTTGGGGATACCCTTAATGCCTATGCCCCAGAGTTCGCTCGCCAGATGGAGCTTTGCGTCGAGGAAGGGGCCAAGAAGTACAAATCACCCTTCTATGTCTTCATTCTCACCAATAAAGAATTCTGGGCAGATAACATGCTTCGCAATCGTTTCATCGCGAGACAGACTGCTCCACATGCTTTAAAGGCCATGGGCGAGTACAAACACTTCGTCAAGACCCTTTACATGGTCGATGGAGCCAGAGGCCGTATAGAGTGCGTTTGGTGCCTTCCCGCCTTTCCTGACTGCATAGCCATCGCCAAGCATCCCGAGGCTCACGATCCCACGCTGTTAAAGTGGATCGAGCAATGCTTTACCAAGCAACTTGATCGCGATAACTGGAAATTCGATGAGGTCGCCGCGAACGCTTACTCAGCCTAGTTTCACACCTTAGACTCTGGCGTCTTGGTCTGAACTTGACCTCCTATATTCTCTTCCATCTCGCTTTCTCTTAAAAACTCAATAAAGTCGTTAATTTCGTCAGACCTAATAATGCTACATCCATGGTCTTCTTTGAGTAAAAGTCTAAAATCACGCGTTGTTACGTCCATAGATCCCTTGGTTTTGAAATCGAAAATATTGACCTGTTATAATTCGCTTCTCTAGCGCATTTAAAACAGCAATAATGCCTTTTTATTCCTCGTCGTGAGCAACTATTTACCACAGATGCAGGTCTTTCAAAGTCTGCTCCGCAATTCATACACTTGAGGAGAATTTTTTCCATTTTTCCTCCTATTTTCAGCAAAGATACACTCCTCAAGCCTTATCATCAAGGCTTTATTCTGTGAACAAGTCCAACATCAACAGATGATAGAAGAGATATATATTTAAGTCTTCTTCTTAAGAGGCTGTTGAAGCTGAAGATAGCGCGAAATTGCCTCTAGAGCGAGGTGTTCGCAGATTGGTTATAGATGGTGATAACTTGGGAAAGAGAGCGGAAGCTAGCTGGCACTAGTAATGTCAGCTAGCTTAACAGGGTTGCCTTAACAGAGCAGCCCCCATCATACCAAGTGACGCGAATTTTTAAAAGAGAAATCTATAAGGATGAGAAAGAGAGTAAGAAAATTTATTATTAATGTAAGAGTGGAGACGGAAAGCTTCGGGAGGAAGCTAGCTGACATTACTAGTGTCAGCTAGCTTAACAGGGTTGTCTTAACGAACAGCCCCACCATACCAAGTGACGCGAATTTTTAAAAGAGAAATCTATAATGAAGAGGCGAATGGCCAAAAAAAAGAGCCAACTACACAGGCAAGTGTAAATTGGCTCGACTGGTCTTTTACGAGAGTCCAGCCATACCATATCGAAAGATGCGAATTTTGTCTATTCAAAGTCTTCCTTACGTCATAGCGTGCAGTGAGCAAAGTCACAACTCATTCAGTTGCAGTCACTTATAATTCTTACTCAAAAGTCTCACAGACGTTAGACTAATTCCCTCAAAGTCATGCATACGAAATCGCCTTTTTCTATACATGATTCTCTTCTCGTGCATAATAATTTGACAAAAACACTTTGACTGCGCTATGTACTAATTTATTGAGTTAAATAAATCGTTGACGTCGTCAGTGTCTTTAACTCTATCCACGCGTATAGGAGTTTCGCAGACTCAAGGAATGTTTGATGACTGAAGAAGAAAATACGAGCGTAATCGAGGAAGTCGCTCTCCCTTCTGAGCCAGAAGCAGAACAGGACGTACAGCAAGAGGAAGTCCCAGTTCCTCAAAGTCGCCCGATCAGCGATCAAGAATATAACTGGGCTGAAGCTCGCCGTAGAAATAGTGAGCTAGAACGTCGCCTCGAACAGCAAGAAGCTGAATTAAGGCGTTTACAGTCTCACAATGCCCCTAAAGAGCCGGAAGACGAGTTAGCTACCCTAGCAGATGATGACATCATTACAGTCAAGCAGCATAAGCAGATGGCTGCAAAAATAGCTAAGCAGGTAGCCGAAGACGTATATAGGCAAAAAGAGGCCTTGACGATTGATGACCGCTTAAAGTCCAAATTCCCAGATTTCGATGACGTTGTAACTAAAGAAAATATCGATTTACTAAGACAACAAGATCCAGAGCTCTCGATGGCGATCCAAAGACTCTCTGATGATCCTTTCTCTCAAGCCACATTGGCTTATAAATTGCTCAAACGATCAGGCGCAGGTGTTGACATGGCGAAGACTCAGAATCAAAAAGCCCGAGCCATTGAAAACGCAAAGAAGCCTGGTTCAGTCCAGTCGGTGACGAAATCGAGCGCAATAAGCAACGTTCATAATTATGACGGCATGTTGACTGAAGAGATGAAGGCTCAGTACAGAAAAGAGATCCAGGACTCCATTCGTAATGCTTAGGCTCTTGTTTTCACACTGGTGAAAAAATGAGTATTACAACTACGTCATTCCTTTCTGCGCCAGTACAGACAAGCTTTTCATATAAACTCTTGTCAGTAGCTGTGCCTTATATGATCCACAATATCCCCGCCGAGATGAAGCGAATGCCAAAAAATGGTGGTCGCTTCTTAAGATTTCGGCGCTACAACCCATTGTCAACGGCATTAGTGCCACTTGGCAATAGCGGGATCTGCCCAGTTGGGCAAATTGCCTCTGCAATCAATATCGATGCAGAAGCGAAGTTTTATGGAACGTTCGTTACATTGAACGAACAAGTGACGCTTCAAGCGCAAGATCCTGTTCTCAATGAGATGACGATCCGATTAGGCGTCTCTCTTCGCGAGACCGAAGATACACTAATGCGCGATAAATTGAAAGCGAGCGCCAACTTTGTAAACTGTATTGGCGGAAGTAACGGTGATAGTCCTACCGAGATTACAAGATCCGACGTGGACTATGTAATTCGCACATTAAGAAATGCCTCTGCAATGAGCTTTGTAACAGGAATTCCAGGCGAAAACAAGTTTGGAAGTGCGCCTGTACGTGATGCCTATTTTGGGCTTGGTCATACGAACTTGATTGGCCAACTCGATGCAGTAAACGGCTTTGTACAGAAATGGAGCTATAAATTGTGTAGCTTTAAAACCGTCGATAATTACCAAGGAAGCCTAAAGGCTGCATAAGCCCATGGTTACTTGAGGGAAAATTATTATAGTGAGTTTAAATGTTTAATTTGATTGATGATCTCTCTAATTTGATTAACTTGGTCGAAAGAATAACTTTGCTCTCTGATCTTTGTTTTTTTAATATTCAAAAACTCAATGAGAAGTCTGCACTGTTCTTTTTTGACAATCAAGTAAGGCATGAGAGATTCGCAAGCAAATTCAGAGTCTTTTTGACAGAGAACTATTCGCCAAACTGGGTGCTTACATCCTTTAACAGAAGTGATCGATCCATTAAGTCTTCTTTTGATGTAGAGAAGAGCCTGTGCGTGAGAATTAAAAAAACCAATCCAAGAGTCGAATATTTTCGATCTTTGCCCTTGGTATTCATAAACGCACAAGTTCCCATCGCCATCAAGGAAGCCAGCGAGCCATTTCCAAAATTCATTAGTTGGAATGGTGTTGGTAGGAACGTCGAGTTCACTTTTAGTAAAGAGAGGCGGATTTTTAAGAACAGAAATTTGATGGCTGATCTGATCTCGATTTTCTCTCCTTCCAAGTTGAGAATCTTCGAGGTAGTTCTTAAGCAGAAGAAGTTGTGGCTGTTTGATGATGGAATACTGAGAAATTTGATTAAGAAAGTTAATGGCTGGTTCTCTATTGGTAGAAATAAGCCAGCTCCAAGTTTTCTTTCTTTTTTTTCTCTTTCTTTCATAGATTTTTCCGCCAAACTTTTCTTGAAACAAGAGTGGAATTTCTTCATTGGCCATTTCAGTTCCAATGGTAAAGTGCCCATCCTTGCAAAGGGAAATCCAGCCTTCTGCGTCAAAAAGTCCTGCAAAATATTCCATAGCTCGCCTTGGTTTGGTAAGCTCCATTTTACCAAATATAATGATTGCCCGCAACGACTAAATTCGATGGAACGAGGATCAATTCTTCGTTATGCCATAGTCTGAACAATGGACGAAAGCCATTGAGGATGGGTCGAAGAGCCTGTCCCGCCATAATTTTATGGTCAGTAGGGGTAGAACCCGAAAGTAACAGAATGCCAAATCAACAAAGTACTTTGGAGTCTGAGCACGGTGCGATTGCCAACTTGAGATTTCTGCTCTCGCCGATAGGTTCGACGACAGCGGCAGCGTCTCTTCTTGGAGCCGACGTCTACAACATCTTCTGCTGTGGACGCGAGTCATATGCAGGGGTCGAGATGGAAGGGGCTAATGCTACCTACATCTATCGTCCCGCTATTTTCGATTCCGCACTAGCTCTCAACGCTAGCGTGGGCTGGAAAGCTGGTATGGCGCAAGTCATTCAAAATGATTCTTGGCTCTTAAACATGCGCTGTACGCTAGCCTAAGGAGGTTATTAACTATGAGTACACCTGTTCATGCAATGATGACTGGATCGTTCACATCGGACGGCCTAGCTCGATTTATTTCGTTGCCAGCTGGATACGACTCTTTTGAGTTGATCAACATCACCGATATTGGCGATGCAGGGGCGACCACGCAAGTAATGCGCGCTAAGGGATATTCTTCCCTTCCAGCCGCTTCTGCGTACCTTAATTTGAAGACAAACGGCGCGGCGACATTGGCTATCGAGTCAATGATCACTGCTGCTGGCTTCACCTTCGTAGCAGACTCAGGAGCTGAAATTCTTACAGCTCCAGTTGCAATTACAGCGATCTCCCAAGCGGGGGCAGCTGTAGCCTCTTCAGCCTCACCAGCCGTTGTAGGCGATGTTGTTCGCATCTATGGAACAACAGCGCAATTGCAGAGCTCTGGCTTCGATTACACGGTCACTGCCGTCAACCCAGGGGTCACGCAGACTCTGGGCTATCTCAACTCAGCAGGATTTGCAGCTGCTGCAACTGCTGGCTGGATGAGAATTGTAGTCAATGCACCTCGATTCTATCCTCGCACACGCCAGATTACTGCTATCACGCAAGCTGCTTCAGCTGTAGTGACAATGTCAGTAGCTCATGGCTTCACAGTTGGTCAAGTCGTTAGAGTCATGGTCCCAGCTGGCTGGGGGATGACGGAGATCAATGGCAAGCTTGGGACAGTCACCGCCGTCTCGGCCTCGACTATCACGCTTGATATTAACTCAACTGCGATGACCGCGTTCGCGCACCCAACCTCTGCTCAGGCAGCTGTCGGGATCTCGCTTCCTCTCATCGTGCCTGTAGGCGAAGCAGCCAAATCTCCTTACGAGAATTTGGTCGATGATGCCTCCTACAACGCCTCTGCAACAGGGGTAATTGTTGGGACAGGGGTTCAAACTACTGGTAAACTATATCAGTGGATTGCGCGTCGAGGACTTTCAGTCTAAGTAAGGCATAAAGAACTTTATTTACTGAACGGGCTCCCTCTTAAGTGGGGGAGCCCTTCTTATTTCAAGCTAAAATTTAACTTTGATTAATAAGTAATCTTTGAAATAGTGACCTTGAATCCAAAAAAAGAGGTGATTCATGTCTCGCTTTAAAAAAGAAGTCGTCCAAGTCAGGGATTTGGACAAGGAAGAAAAAGAAGAAGTTGTCAAAATCGTTGAGCCAACTAAAGATGAAATAGTTGAGATTCTCCAGCCTTCTACAAAAGAATTATCGAGAAAAAAGCTTGAGAAGTTAATGAAAGAGGAAATTGTCAACGTCAAAGGTCGTTTCCGCCATTACGAAACTCCGGGCGCGAGTCAAAGATTTCATGTAAGGAAATATGCTAATATTCCTCCTTTTGATAAGCTAATGACTGACAACGAAATATATGAAATCCCCCTATACGTTGCGAGATTCTTAAATGGAATTGATAAAATGGCTATGGAGTGCGGTGGCAAAATTAATACTTGCGCTTATCCTGAGCATGAATTTGTCTATGATGAATCTAACAACTTGGATCAACGAAGAGATGGTCAGGTGGGTCGACAACAAAAAACGGCAGTTGGCAAATGGACTCGCCGCTTTGGCTTCGAGAGCTTGCAATTTGATCTCGATTCTTAAACTTTAGTTTATTGGCCAGCTCGCAAGGGCTGGTCTTGTGAGGCAAAATGACTGTTCCATCGACACTCCTTGATATCAGAAATAAGGTACGAAGAATTACGGGGCGGCCAAGTACTGCGCAAATTACAGATGATGAGATCGATAATTACATCAATACTTTCTATGTTTACGACCTTCCAGAGCATCTTCGCCTTCAGAATTTAAGAGTTAACTATCAATTCCTAACTGAAGCAAATATTCAAGCCTACGATTTCCCGGTTGAGTTTTACCTCGATATCATGCCCCCAGTCTACGTCGCTGGCTTTAAATGCGTAATGTCGCAGAGTCGCGACAACTTCTATAGGCTAAATTCCAATACTCAGAGGATTGAAAACGTCGCTAGCGGAACAGGGATCGCGGGGCCTTACACGTTTACTTTAAGCGGAACTCCTATCACGAGGGGCTATAAGCGCAATCCACCTGGCGCATTCAATACTACGGTAATAACTCAAGTCAAGGACATAAATTATTCAGTTGTCATCACGGGCTTCTCTGGCGGGGCCTCGGTCTCGTTAGTTGATGATGGCCTTGGCAATTTGCGCGATCCGACCGATACTACCGCAATGGCTGCTCGTGGAAGCATAAACTACCTATCTGGCGCGGTCACGGCGACGTTTATAAGCGCGATTGATGCTGGGACAGATATAACGGCCGAATACATCGCCTACGTGGCAGGAAAGCCCACTTCCGTCCTTTTCTTCCAGGATCAAATAATCTGTTTCCCAATCCCCGATAAGGCCTACACCATTAGTTTCGAGGCGTATCAATATCCAACTGCTCTTATATCAGCAGTACCTCAGCCAAGTCCTCAGCTTAAAGAGTGGTGGCAGCTCCTAGCGTATGGCGCCGCTGATAAAATTTTCTCTGACAACGCCGACATGGACAACATGGCTAAATTTCGGCCTCTCCTTGACGAGCAAATGAGACTAGTTCAAAGGCGAACGTTAGTTCAGCAAGCAAACGAGAGAACATCAACTATTTTCGCAGATAATCAGCCATTCAATGGAGGCTGGGGCGGAAACTTTGGGCAATTCTAATGGAATACGAGAAGTCTTTTAAGAAAGCGCCGCAGTTACCAACTGGATATGACTATAAAAGGCCAAAGCGCGTGAATTTAAATGCGTTTCCAGAAAATCAGTACGGCGATTTGCGCAAGATGAGAGATCAAGGCCTTGATGTTAAAGAGATTTCGCGCGTCATGGGATATTCGCCCTATACGATCGCAAAGACTCTAAAGCGAATAGATGGATTAAAGTAATTATTATAGGTGAAAGATGACATACGTCAAGGACATGCCGAATGCGAGCGATATCCCAAGCGTCTCGCAAGCTCAGCTAAAAATTAACTTCCAAAGTCTGTTCTCATGGAGCGCACTTGATCACGAGTCTTTAACCTCTGGTGCTGCCTTTTTCGGCAAGCATCGCTTCTGCACGTTGACTCCGCAGGGCGCTGGCAATGCGACTCTTGCAAATGAGGTCTCGCTGTATTCAAAGTCATTGGGGGGAGCGCAGACGCTTTATTTCCGCAGACCGAGTTCTGGGACAGAGATTCCATTAACTGGCCCGATTGATCCCATAGTTGCTGCTAATGGCTGCACTTTCTTGCCTGGTGGCCTTATGCTTCAGTGGGGACAAACTGGTGGTATTGCATCTAATGCAAACGCTGTAATTGGGTTTTCTTCTGCATTTTCAGGCAATGCCTATAGCGTTACTGTCACTGGAAGGCATAACGGGGGAGAAATCGTCGGGGGCAATATCGCTGCGATTGGTGCCGCGAGCTTTACACTTAGAAATACTAGTACATCTAATCGCGATTTTTATTGGATAGCAATAGGGCCAAGATAATGTCATATCAACCTCACTTCATCGCGTCTTTTGATGCAGATAGTGGCCTTAACACTTCGCTAGAACCATTTCTCATTCCAGAGAAGGCGTTTCCAGTCTTAGAAGACGCATATTGCTGGCGTGGGCGGGTCAAATTGCGCGAGGGGAACAAGCTTCTTGGGCGCTTAAGACGGAAGCTAGCTGCGAAAGCCGCTGGCAATTTCTCTGCCGCTGGAGCTGGCACTGTCGTGGTCAATCTTCTAACTGCAATTGGAGTCGTCGCTCTCGAAGAGCCTGATGCCATGATTGAGCCCGGCTCTGCTGCTGATCCCCTCGTCATCACTATCGCCGCTCCAATCGCTCAAGTGTTAACTGATGCCACTGGCACGGGCGTGCTCACGATAGCCCCGGCAGGCCTCATTACTTCAGCTACAATCAATTATAATACTGGAGCCTTGACCCTAGTCTACTCTGGAGCTGCGGCAGCCTCTGCGGCCACTGTAACGGGCGGATACTTCCCTTCCCTTCCAGTCATGGGTTTGAGAACTCGCGAATTGATTGCAAAAAACAACGAGTTGATGGTTGCCTTCGACCAAAAATATGCATATCTCTTCAATCAGACAACTAATAAGTTCGAAGAGGCTCCTTCTGCTACGCCAACTGTCTGGCATGGCTCAAATTCTAACTTCTTCTGGTCAACTAACTGGGGCTCAAAAGCATCTCTGGATTTATTTTGGGTTACGAATTGCAGCATGACAAGCGCGCCCCAAGATCCAATGTATTATTACGACGGGCTGGATTTCACCCCATTTGCTCCTTTAATTACTGCTGCCGAGACTCTTTATAACGCCGAGTGCATCATTCCCTATAAGTCTCGCTTGCTAATGTTCAATACGTGGGAAGGAACGACGGCCGGAACGATTATTGCGGCTACAAACTTCCCGCGCCGCTTGAGATATAGCTGGGTTGGCGATCCTACCACTCCAACTGCCTTCAGGTCTGATACTATCGGAACTGGCGGCTGGATAGACGCGCCAACGAACGAGATTATTGTCTCAGTTGGATTTATCAAGGATACCTTACTCGTGAAATGCGAGAAATCAAGCTGGAAGCTCGTGTACACTGGAAACGATATCACCCCATTCGTGTTTCAAAAGATTAACACCGAATTAGGCTCTGAAAGCAAATTCTCTCTAGTGCCCTTTGATCGAGGCGTCTTTAGCGTTGCTGACGTCGGCATAACCACTGATGACAGCGTCAACGTCGAGAGGATCGATCTTCAAATTCCATCGACAATATTTAATTTCAGAAATTCAGACAATGGCGTTGAGCGAGTTCATGGCATTAGAGACTTCAGTAATGAAATGGTCTATTGGAACTATCCTGAGAGCCAGACTGAAACGACTTATCCAAATAAAGTCTTGGCGTATAATTATCGCAATAATACCTATGCGAAATTCAATGATAGCTTTACTTGCTTTGGAACATTTCAGAAGGGGCAAGACGAGACGTGGGCTCAATTGACCTATAAAACCTGGGCAGATTGGGACAAGGCTTGGAACTCGGGTACTGCACAAGCTCTCTTCCCTGACGTCGTAGCAGGCAACCAGCATGGCTTCGTTGTCAAAGTGCAAGAGCAGACCTCGAATGACGAGACTCTTTTCATCAAGGCGATCAACTTCGTAACTGGAATATTCACTGTCCCGAATCATAACTTGCGCTCGGGAGACATCATCACTCTCTATTACATCGCAGGATCTGGCGCTCTGCCACCTACAGTGCTAAATGGGCGAGTCTTTAGAGTAAATTTAGTTAATGCAAACGAAGTGACGCTCGATATCTTTGACCCCACGATCGTTCCTCCTACCTCGAAGTTTACCCCTCTAATCGGCACTACTCTTGTTGATGCCACCACTGTCTACCAAGGTGGCGGTGTTATCGAAATGAACCAGAACTTCAATATTCAGACCAAGGTATTCTGCCCATTTTATGAGCAAGGCGCGCAATGCCGGCTTGGCTACGTTGACTTTCTCCTAGATCGGACTCCCACTGGCGAGCTCACCTCTGATGTCTACATTGATGAGAATGAATACTACTCGATGACTGACACCGGCGTAAATACAGCGTTGCAGGGCACAAATACCGTGCTTACGAGAGCGGAAAATACAGCGTTGTTCCCATTCCAGGCGAATCAAAATAAGATTTGGCACCGCCAGTTTATCCAATCAGTGGCGCAGAACTTCCAGGTCGTTTTATCCTTGACTCAAGAGCAGAACGCGACTGCTGGCATTAATGACGAGCCCGTCGTTCTTCATGCGATGGCTTTCTATTTATCACCGAATGCGAGGCTCACGCCGTGACAACTCAGCAATCTGCTTCTCCATTTCTTGTCCCAGCTGAGGTCTTCCCTGAAGATGCAAGCCAATTGCTTATCAAGATGACTAGTCTGCACACTGATATTGCTAATTGTGTCAACATTCGCGAGATTTCAGCTTATGAACAGAATCAACAAGTTATAACTGGCCAGCAATTCTCTATTCCAGGCGAAAATCAGAAGAAAAAGTTCTCGTTTCGCAAGGTTTTCTATTTCGGGGCGATTGGAGCCGGCGCGACCTTGACTTTCGCTCATGGCATAACTGGCGTTGTCCAATTTACTCATATGTATGGCACTTGCGTCACAGCAGCCGATTTTAGGCCTATTCCTTACGCTCCTGTAGTCGCTGGCAACCATATCGCCCTAACCGCTGATGCTGCCAACGTCAATGTCCAGAATGGAGCTATCGCCATTAATTCAGGGATGATAATTCTCGAATATCTCCTCAATTAATTTCTTTCATGTTACGATACAAGAAATCCTTTATTTCGAGGTAATCTATGCCATCCTACGACAAAACTATCAAGATGAAAGCTGGCTCAAAATATGGGCGAATGTATCAATACGGCACGCTATCGAAGCAGCAGCAAAAAATTCTTGATAAATACGAAAAGCACGTTAGTCCTCGCGATTTTCAAACTCCCCAGATGTATAACCAGGGCCTCGATGTCTTAAGACAGGGCATGCAGGCTCAAGGGCCGGGCCAAGCTGAACAATCTGGCCTTAATTACCTCCAGAGCGTAATGAGCCAAGATCCCGAGATGATGAAGCAGTTTGAGGCTCCATATATGCGCCAATTTAATGAAGAAATTGTTCCCCAGACAGCGGAGCGATTTGCTGGCATGGGCGGAATGAACTCCAGCGGATTCCAACAGACGATGGGGCAGGCTGGCTCTAGTTTGATGGAGAGGCTCGCTGCACTTAGGGGCGGTCTTGGGATGCAAGCTGCTCAACAGGCTGTGCAATATGCTCAATTGCCAATGCAGAGACAGCAACAGCAGATGCAATTCACTCAAGCAGGTATGCAGGCAAGTTTGTATCCTCAACAGCAGCAAGAAGAATACAATCGCTATGCGCAACAGCTTCAGGATCAACGACGAGGCGCAATTCTTGGGACTCAGCCATTTAATTGGGCAACTGTTGATGCAAGAACTAATGAGGCAAAAGCATCTAGGAACCAGATGTGGGGAAATATTGCTAGTGCTGGAATTATGGGAGCGGCAACATTATTTGGTGGTCCGCCCGGAGCGGCAGTAGCGGCTAATACTGCTACAAGAGCAATTTTTCCATCTGTAAATAATATGTAGAATGCTAAGGCGGTAAAAGATGTTACAACCAATTCAAGGACCTCGAAGCAATCCTAAGTTACCAAGCGCGATGCAGGCTTTTGCAACTGGCGCAGCTGGAGCAGCTAGCGACGTGGCAAGAAGCTATCTTAATAACAAGATGCAAGAGATGTATGACGAGAAGAAGACTAATCGGGCTCTTGCCATCGAGGCTGATGCTAGAGGTCGATCTGCTCAAGGTTTCACTGACTTCTTAGATAGCGCCGGTCTTATTCCAAAGAGTCAAAGAGAAGGAGTTCTCGCCTCTCTTTCTAACATGGATCAGCAGCAGCAATCTGCGATAGTTAATCATCTCGTGACGAAATTATCTAGTGGGAATCAGTCTAAAAGACTTAGTGGCATATATGGTGGTCTTGATGGCGAAGCAAGCCCAGAAGGCCAGTCTCAAGAAGCAATGCAGCCAGCGAATCGCCAATCTGTTCAACCCTCGATGCAGCCAGCTCCTCAACCAGTGATCCAATCTGGAACGCAAGCCACTTCTCAAGCCATCAGGAAGCCTTTGCCTCCTGGCGTGGCTCCTATGCTCAATAGAGAAGATATGCCCGCTGAGGCAGAATCTGTGAGTCCTCAAGCCATTACGAAGAGTCTCGCGATGCAGCAGGAGCAGAATGAGTTGCAAAAGGCGCAACTTCAAGAGCAGATTCCTCAAGCTAGTCAAGGGGTTCCAGTTCCAGTTCAACAAGCTCAAGAGAAACCCTTTAATTATGCTGAAGAGATCCAGAGAATAAATAATGAGACGGGCAGGGCTCTTAATCAAACAAGCAATCAAAATGAAATAAACCAAATTCTTACTGCTCGTAAAAATGCTATCGATATGGCTGAAAAGAGAAGGGCTGGGAATATTGCCCAAGCAAAATTAGATATTGCAGAGAAAATGGCAAAGAAAGAACTTCAAGAGCTCCCTGCGAATGTAAGGACACAATATGAAGAAGCTGGGAAATCTCTTTTCGATGCTGAAAATACGCTATTGTCGTTAGATAATATAGAAGAGTTTCTTGATTCTGGGGCTCAAATGCCAGAGATAGTTACTTCAATAAGAAGAACATTAGGAGACAAGAGCTTTATTGCTAAGTTTGCAGAGGGATTGGCTAAAAATGATTTAGCTAATGCTGTAGATACTGCTAAGGTTCAAATGTTCAAAGGAGCAAAGGAAATTTTTGGCGGGCAGATGAGGGTGTCAGAATTTAATGAGTGGATTAAAAAACTCCCTGACATTTCTGATCCAGCAATTGCAAACAAAGTAAAAATTTCCCTTATAAGACAGTTTGCAGAAGCAGAAAAATTTAAATATCATGGCCTTAAAAAGGCAATAGATCAGGATAGAACTGCTCCTTCAGACGTAATCTTGGGTAGAGCTAGAAATTACACGTCTAAAATGTCGAAGAAATTCTTTGATCAAGAAAAAGATAAGCTTAATAAACTTATTTCTTCAAAGGGAGCAAAAGCAGATCTTCAGGTCGGTCAAAAAGTAGAAAGAGATAAGCTAAAAAGCCTTCCAGTTGGAACAAAAATAAAGAGCCAATCGGGACGTTTTTATGAAAAAACTCTTAATGGATTCAAAGAGGTTTCAGAATGAGCTATGAAATTGTTTCCTTGGGGAAAAACGAGCCTACTCCCGCATTTGAAGTTGTTTCGAATCCTAAAGAGCAAGATAGATCGATGGGAGAAAATGCTCTTAGAGATGTGGGCAGAAGCGGCAAAGTAGTTTCTTCAACAGTTTTAGGAGCTCCAGGAGCAACGCAAAACTTAATTGAGTGGCTAGTGAGCCTACCTTCTGGAATCACGCCTGATCAAGCTAGAGAAAAGATGAAGGAGCTTGGGATTGATGTTCCAGGTCATTTTCCAACAACTCAGGAACTAGAAAGTTCTGTTGAAAAGAAAATTCCTTCTTTAAAGCCGGAGACTGAGGGGGAGCAAAAATATGAAAATACTCTTGAGACATTTACTTCGTTATTAATGCCCGGTGCTCCTAGGTCATTAATAAATTCAGTTACAAGAGCTGGAATTGGGGCTGGAGGCGGAGAGGCTGCTGCATCTTTGATGAAAGAATTTGGAATAGGAGAAGCTGCTCAAAATATAGCCAGAATGGTATTTGCTTTAGGATCTCAACTTCCGGGACTCAGAAGAGCTTCGATTGCTGAAAATAGAACAAGAATAGCAGGAAAAAAGGCTGGTCTTAATGAAAAAGAACTTACACCATTATTGCAACCTGAAAAAATGGCGCGAAGAATAGGGAAATTAACCTCTGAAACTGAAAAGAATAGAGAAGTTTTAAAGAGTGTAAAGAAAAAATCCGATGCTTTTTTAGATAATATTTCTGAAAGAGGGAAAAAAGTCATAATTCCGGAAGAAAACATGTCTGGACTTATTGAAAAAACTGAGTCTCTTCGAAACGAAATGGCTATGGCCGCAGGAGAAGAACCAAATAGAGTTGGTGTTATAAAATATTTAGATGGAGTCCTTGATGATTTTAAAAAAGGAAATCTTACTGCTCAACATCTCATAAATACATTTAGAGATGCGAACAGAATGTTTAAAGAAACAATGCCTAGTCAAAAGAATCGTCTTCAATCTATTAATAAAGCGATATCTCAGGCTGTCTATAAAACCGATAAAGAATTAGGAAGGGATTTTCGTTTGGGAAATAGACTTCATTCCGCTCGAATGGAATTTATTGATAACGTAGGTTGGCAAAATCTTGAGAAGTCATGGACTAAAGGAACTCCAGCTCAAGAAGCATTGGCTTCGATAGTCGGGGGGGCAATAGGACAAATGTCTGGAACGCCAGGAACTGGAGCACTTGTTGGAGCAGGAACGATGTTTGCAATAAATAAAACAGCAAACTGGCTTTTAACAAGTCCTAATGCCGGGGGACTTAAAAAGCTTACTCTAAAAGCATTAAAGGAAGATAACCCAAAAATGGCTTTAACAGCTTATAATGCGATAAAAAAGAAAGTAAAAGAGGATTTTCCAGAAGAGTTTTCCGAATTAAATCTTCCTTAGTTTTCTGTAAAAATTACTTTAATAGTCCGATATATATCTGGTATTATAAACAATGATAAAAACATAAGTATCCCAATAGCCATTTTTACTTCCCCTTTATTTCGCAAAGTCTTCCGTGAAAATCCTTCATCTCATCAGCCATGGCGTCAATCTTCTTATCAGTATGAAGATATAGAGACATCATCTCTTTTCTCATCTCCTGGATAGAGTTTTTGCTCGCTGCAAAAGATGCCCAAGCTAGTCCAATATTAGCCGAGACTATCGTGATAACTGCTAAATCAATGTCCATTATTTTCTCTCCCAAGATCTATCTTCGAGTCTCTTTATATCTCTTTTCAAGGAATCAATATCTCTTCTAAGATTGTCTATCTTAACGTATATAAATAGGCATAGAACAAAAAAAACTATAATTACTATTTGAATGAGCAGTGCAATTATTGCGGTATGCATTACTTCCCCTTGTTCCTTTCTTCAATCGCACAGAGCCTGCCATGGAAATCTTTCATCTCTTCATGGACAAGATTCATCATTTTTTCAAGTCTAAGATAGTCTTCTTTAGAATCCTTTCGCATAGACCATACGAAACCATATAGTGCTGCCAGATATGCTATTGGCTGTAAAAAACTAAAGTCCATTATTTCCTCTTTTCTCAATCATTCCGGTCTTTTCATCATATATCTTAAAAAAACTAACCATATAATTACAAGAATTATCTCAAGAAAGCCCATCATTTTTCTAACTCAACGATTTTCTTTGTTAATAGATCTAACCTAAGATTAGTCATCTTCTCATATGACTCAAGAGATCGATTGAATTCGCAATATAGCTTGTGCATGCAAAAGGCAGCAAGTCCGCACAGCATTAAATTTATCAATGCGACCGCGGTGCAAATCAAAATGTTCGTAAGTATTGCCATATAGCCCCCTTTATGAACATCTTTAACAATACTCTAATATATTTTTTGACACATGATCGACTTAATGCTAATGTAAAGGAAATTAACCAATTTATAGGGGCGTCTATATGGTAAAACGACTTCAAGATGCAGGGGAGATCTCCTACGGTTTCTCGCAACCATTAACTTCCGATTTTCCAAGTCCTATTCTTTCAATTAGAAATCCGGTCACTGCCGATACTGGCTATCGCGTTGGCCAGAATTGGATCAATACGACTACTGATCAAGCCTTCATCCTCACGAGCAATGCCGCTGGAGTTGCAACGTGGGCTCTTTCTTCTCCCGGAGCCTCTGATGTCGATACCATCAATAGCTTGGCTCCTGTAGCTGGCGATATCCTCATCGCTGGCGGACTTAACCTCACTGATGTCAACGCTGGCAATACTGTCACGCTGAATCTTGATCCGGCCATAACGCTCGCAACAAGCGTAACCTCTCCTCTCTATACCTCAGGAGCTGGCGTTGATGTCGCTATCACTGCTCCAGCTGGGCAAAACGTGCTCATCAAGATGGGCGATGCTGCTGGCGCGAATAAAACTAGCTTCATTGACTCTACTAACGCCGAAGTCTTTGCGATCGACTCAAATGGCACAATGGCAATGGCTGGAGTTACTGTGACAGGCGCGCTTACTCAGACCGCTGGCGCTGTAAATCTTGGGATGGACAACTTAGGCTCTGCGATCAATATCGGGGGCGGAAACGTCATTAAGGCATTGGCAATAGGCGGAGGGGCTGCTGCGCATACTCTAGCGTTAGGATCTGCCTTTGCTGGCGCGATGACCGCTGACTCTGCTGCTGGCATTAGCCTTAATGCTGCAACTGCTTCTAACTTCACGGTGACTGGAGCTGCTGACTTAACTCTCTCCTCGGTCGGTGGCTCTATCAACGTTACGGGCTCACAAGCTGCTGTAGATGCTGTCTTAATTGGCGCGACTGATGCAGCTGGCGGGATTGACGTCAACTGTGGCACAGGAGGAATCACTATCGATTCAACAGGCGCGTTCTCGATCGATGGAGCTGCTGCTTCCAACGTCAGTGTTGGCGGAGCTGGGATAGACTTAAACCTCGAATCTGCTCTAGGACGAGTTGTCGTCAATGGCGAAGAAGCCGCGGACGATGCTATCACGGTGGTGTCCGCTGCTGGTGGCCTTGATACTAACGTTGCTTTGCAAATGAACTTAGACTCGTCACAGGCTGCTGCAACCGCTGTGCGAATTTTTGCTTCAAATGCCGCTGGTGGGATCGATATCGACTGCGGAACTGGCGGATGCACTCTCGATAGCACGGGCGTTGTCTCGATTGACTCAGCAGGCGCGACCAACATCACGGCTACAGGGGCTTTTGATGTCACACTCTCATCAACAGCTGGCTCGGTCATCGTCTCAGGTGGCGAAGCAGTTGCCGACGCTGTCCAAATTACCTCTTCAAATGCCGCTGGTGGCGTTCTCGTCACTACAGGCACAGGGGGAGCCGCTGTTAACGCAGTAGGCGCAGCCGCCCCGATTACGCTGGACGCTGTAGGCGTTGTCGAGCTCAATTCTTCAGGAGCTGCGATTGGAATAGGCAGTGATGCAGACAACTTCGCTGTCAACGTAGGAACTGCTGGCGTGCGAACTGTCACAGTGGGCTCATTAACCGGAGCCTCTGCAACAGTGATCCAGTCTGGAACTGGAAAAATCGATATCGCGAGTGAAGTTAAAACTTTGACTGCCGATTATGCCGTTGTCAGTGGAGACAAAATCACCTTCACTCAATCCCCGATCGTGCAGTCTGCTGCAACAACCGGGGCTGCACCAACTGGCGCAACCGGCGACGTGAACATCATTTCTCTTCAAGGCGGAGTTGAAATGGAAGAATTCGTCCTCGGAGCAGGTCAGACAATTATTGCTCCCAGAATGGGTGCCGCTGGCTTGACTGTCTCAGGAGACTTAACCCTCTCTGAAGGCTATGAATACAACTTCGGGGCTGCAAGGGCGAATTCAAGGCATAGTTTCACGATTGGGACTTCCCCAGCGTTTTACCTGCAATGGCGCTTTACTGTTGCTGATATCTCTGGATTAGAGCCTTGCTACATTGGTTTCCGCAAGACTCAAGCTAATGATGCAACGTTTGCCAATTACACTGACTTTGTAGCTTATGGGCCAAATGATGCTGTCTCTCCTGGAGATTGCGCGATCTCTACTCAGCTTAACACTGGTGGATTAGTTGATACTGACACCAATGATGCCTGGGCTGATGGGGCAACTCATACTCTCAGGATCAATGTCTCTGCTGCTGGCGTAGTCACCTTCCTCTTCGACGGCGCGCCTCCTACCGTAACTCAGGCCTTTACCTTTGATAACGGCGATGTAGTCCATCCATTCTTCAGACACCTATTCAACGTCGCGGCGCCTGGGCTTATTAACTGGGTTAGCATGGAATGCGGATTCCAATAACGAACTTGAGAACTGGGCTCTAGAAATAGAGCCCTCATTTGCCATATAGGAGATTTTTTATGACTTTTGGGACAAGAGTTATTTTCGAACCGCTTAGGACAGTCGCTTTCGGCGGAATTGGGGCTGCATACGCGCCAGTTGGATCAGCGATGTCACATCATGCTCGACTCGTGAGCTTTTTTAATTCAACAGATGCTGACTTGATCATCTCTTTAGACAACGTCAATGATCACGTTCGCGTTGCAGCAGGAACTGGCCAAGTTTTCGACCTCACGGCGAATAAAGTCAAGGATGACGGCCTCTTCGTTAGCAAAGGCACGATTTTCTTCGTTAAACGCGCTGTAGTAGCCCCGACAGTTGGAAACTTCTGGATACAGGTGATGGCCGCGCACGGAGGTGTCTAATGTCACAGATTTCGAAAATCTTTGAAGGATCGCCAACTCCAAGTCTTGAGAAAATGACTGGAGATATAGGCGGAGCAGTTAGTCCAGATGCTGGTTTCAACCTTAACTTGCTCTCAGATGATTTTCTCACTGTCACGGGGACTCCATTAACTAACACGCTGACTATCTCGCTTGATAATGCCTCTGTGACAACTGGTCAGACGATTGGAGCGGTGACCAATAGCATCGTTAACTTCGATCTAGGCGCGTTTGCAGGCGTTAGGATGGTAGA